GAAAATAGCAGGCGTTAACCGACAATTCACCTTGATGTTTGTGCATTGTAATATGGTTGGTTAGTCCAAACAAATGGACCACCCCGCAGTAGAAAACTGCCCAACCAGTTGCACTGTCAAGTGCCTAAGCACAGTCAACATCAATAATTCTGTTGACTAGTAAATGGGAGGTGAATAACTCCGGCTTTTCCAAAACGTCCTGTAGTTCACGCAATTCATGTCGGCTCAAAGTGTATCGCTCGCACAGAAATCGGACTGTACGGTCATCGGCATGGACTAGGGGCCTCGACCGATTGTTAGCGAGCAATTGATTGACTAAATAGCCAACATTGTCCTTGAAATGATTGCTTTCTTCATATTTCCGATCATTTGCGTACTTCAGTTCTCCGTGGCAATTGCGGTGGAGACCGCCATACTTTGCAAGTATGCCCACAGATAAGGATTTCATGATCGGATTGAATCCGGCGATGGAGTCTATACACTTTGCGAGGGCCGTCGCATGGTAGGCAACATCGGATGGCTTCTGGTGCGTATGTAGTAGTCTAGCCATAAACCGTCCTGGAAGGATGGCCATGAGGTGGGTTTCTTTATCATTGATCCTCACAGGGTAAGGTATCATGTTAAGGAACTTAATGTCAGAGGGCTGTTTCTCTTCCAGCTTTGGCATAAGGCCTAGCCTTTCCATTCGCTGTACGACTTTATTCAAATCTAAGTCTTTGCCCCAACCAAAGTTTGGTATAGTTGTTGAGTTGTCATCTCCTAACACCAACATGACAATTTGGGGGGCTATCTGCGCCATCGTTTGTCCGGATTCTTGTGAGAAGCAATACAGATGGACGAGAACATTGTTGATAGTATTACCCAGACAGGTATCAGCCTGACCAGATTTCATGGTTCCCGTAACTCTGATTATAGCACCGAATCTCATACGGCCACAGGTGTGGTTCACGATCACACGCCTGAGAACTCTGAAATTGTGGATATCGGCTGGGTCAAAGCTCGAAATATCCGTTTTGTTTCTCAGTAACCAGTCGTAAATCAAACACAGGAGGGTACCGAATCCCGAATGCTGAGTTGCATCATACTGGGAAAAATCATTATCCAAATGTCTCCCAGTAGTCAAAATATTGGCAACGACCTCAGATATTTGGAATTGGTCTTCTCCACATGCATATTCGGCTGGAGTGCTTTGGTTCGTTTTCCGTTTTAAATGTGCTTCAAAAGCCAAGTTTGCTGGGTAGATCCAAGCTGAGAGCATCCAAGGGATGTTTCCAGGTTGTGGCCCAACAGTGCGCGGCTTCGTCCACGTTTCGTAGTGCTTAATCATGTCCTTATCCATCTTTAGAAAGTTGTTTTGAACAGCAAGCTTTATGGCCTCAGTGGTTGTTATTGGGATCGTAAATCCCTTGGAGTCTGTCCACTTAGCCTTTTCCCTATCATTGACTGCCCTTCGCCCTTTATTGAAATGTTTATTCCAATCGGCATACTTCGTCGCTTTGATGCTGGGCATACCGTCAAAGAAGGTAGGTAGATAATCCATGACGTTCTTAACAAATTTCTTCCATTCATCTTTGTCCACAACAGGTTTTGGGTTCATTGTTCTCATGGACATAGATTGAAG